GCTGCCCGAACTCCACGGGATCGCCGTCCACGGTCACAAACACCTCTTGGGCCTTCTGGTAGGGGAATGTGACTTGGTAAGTATCCTCTACGCCGTCACCAACGTAGTCGTCCCACGTACGGGGTGTTTGTGCCATGATGTTACTCCTTCAATGCGTTAAGTAGTAGCGCGGTGCCCGGCGCCACGCTCAAGAGCGGGAGCACGGTACTGGCAGCCTGCATGTAGTCTGCGAGGGCCTCTGTGCCCTCGCCTTTGAGTAGGTGCGTCGTCCCCCGCACAATGCCGCCGGGGGCGTTGGCCAGGCTGAGCACAGGGGCAGAGAGGCCGCCGCGACCGCCGGTTAGGCCGACGATACTGGCCGCATCTCCGATAAAGCCGAGACCCGCGGTGTACCCGAGGGCCTTCTTCGCCAGGTCCTTGAGACCATCCTCCGACGTCAGGTCCACCGACTCGCCCTTGCGCAGCTCGTTTGCGGCGACCATCATCATAGTTAGCGGGTACTGGTACGCGAGCAGTGCGGCTAGCCCGGTATAGCCAGCGTTGTGGATGGTGCCCCGCAGCAACTTGTTGTGTGCGAAGCTCACGAAGCTCCGGAACTGGCCAAGAACCTGGCCGAGCTGGCTGCGGGCGAAGCTGCTACCCTGGCCTGCCCTACCGTACAGGATCGCGTCATCCATGATCCTGGAGCCGACGTTCAAGGCGGCATCGACCGCATCCTGCGGCCAGCCGTCCCAGTTCATACGCAGGACGTTCTTGCCCTTGAACTCGGCGTTATCGTCAATGGCCTTCTTGACCTTACCCCAGGCTGTGTCGTCCAGGCCGTACTCACGCAGCATCCGTAGCGCCTTACGATCGCCTCTGGCTGCCCTGCCCAAGGTGTTCATGGTGAGGTTGGCATTCATGCGGACCTGGTGCGTATGCACGAACTTCATACCGTTCAAGATCGGCACAGCCTGGACGGACATGTGCAGCACACGGTCCACCAGGGTATCACGCGCGGCGAGGTTCGCTTCGTACTGCCGAAGCCAAGGACGCACGCGGACATCACGTGCGAGGTCCAGGCCAACCACGGTAGACAGCTCGTCGTACAGGTCGGGGTCCCGCCCCACCTTGCGCAGGTAGCCAGCAACCCCTGGGAACTGCCTGAAGAACTCCAGCGTGGTGCGAACGCCACCGTGGCGGTATGCTAGGGTGCCGTACTCGGCTACCTGCCACAGCCCAGAGGCCGCCAGCATGGTGGCCTGCGCCAGGCTCTTGGCCCGCTGAGCAGGTGCGCTCAACACAGTGCCTGGTGGGCGGTTGCCAGTGAAGTCCGACATTAGGTGGTCGAACTGGAGCATACGATCCTCGATGTCCGCATCCTTGAGCTTGGCGTTCACGAGGGCGTCGTAGTACCGCCCACGGAGGGCCTGGATGCTTGCGTCGTCACCGCCCACACCGGCTGCGGCCAGTGCAGAACGACCCGCCATTTGCTGGTTGTAATTCTCGGCCAGGCGGCTCAGGTCCGTGTCAATCATGTCCAGTACCGAGATGGTGCGCCCGTCGGGCGTGGTGATCTTCACGGTCATGTCCAACGGCAGGCGGGACTTGCTGTACTTGGTCCTACCAGCCTCGTCTAGCCGCTGCTCAATGCGACCCATTATGCTCTTGATCGTGGCGTCGTCAGTACCAGCCTCCACGAGCATGGTGCGAATCGCATCGGTGTCCGTCTTACCCAATGCCCCGAGGAACTCCGGACGCAGGCCAGCGGCCTTCGAACGGGTCCGGGTGAGGATCGCGGTACTAATCAGCTGGGCCTCTTTCTTGGTTATGCCCAGGCCCCGCGAGATGCTCTCGGTGAGCAGGTTCCGCACAGTCTTACGACCGAACTCGGCCTCCAAGGCACGAATCTTCGACTCGTTCCAGGAGCGGTGGAAGTAGCCGGGGCGGGGCGTGAAGTCCTCAAACCCAGCCAGGCCCTGGCGCTTGGCCATCTCCGCCGCCTGGGTCATCATCTGCTCGTACTCGTCAGCCAGGCGCTTTACGTCCGGGTCGATGCGGATGTCGGAGACGGCTCCGAAGCGGTGCCACTCTGCGTCCCGGCGGGCCAACTCCTCGGCCACTTGGCGCTCTAGCGCGTCCCGTGCGGCCCCGTAACGGCCGCTGACATCCATCTTGGTGCTGAACCAGCCGAAGCCCTCACGTCGGGAGATAACCTCCTCCAGACTCCCGGTCCACTTGGCGAATACACCGTCGAGGATATTCGCATTCACCCGGAGGATGCTGGCGGCGTTGTCGTTAGTCAAGATACCGGCACGGCGTACCGGATCATCCACCACCTTGGCCAACACCTCCGCCGCCTCTGCGGACGGGGAGATGAGTTTATCGGTCTCCGAAAGGAAGTTAGTCAGGCGACTCGCCGTTGCAGCGCCTGCTGCGCGGGCGCCCTCTGGGAGGGTAGCCGCAGACTCCCCAACATCCTTGCGTAGGCCATCCAGCCCGCGACCACCCACCAGGGCGAAGGCCCCGGCGGCCACGCCGAAGTTGACGGCATAGTATCGCAGATACCGCCACGGCAGAGCTGCCGCCAGCCACGGCAGAGGCGAGCCTCCCCATCCGTAGTGCCTTAGTGACGCCGAAGGTTGCCGCGTCCGCTATGACGGTCAGAGGATCGACCATTCCGGTAGCGAAGGCGACAACCCCGTGCTGGGCCAGGACGGCCTCACGTGCCTCCTTATCGGCGATACTTGTCGCTATGTAGCTCGCTTCCTCGGCGGACTTAGCCTTCGCCAGGGCTTCCAGGTTACTGTCGGTGTCCTGGATACCGTGGGCACGGATGATGTCGTTGTACTCGCGCTTGATGTCGAAGTTCGGATCGTAGCGCGGGAACAAATCATCCCGAGATTCCAGGTACGCCCGCAGCAAGTACGCGGTGTCGGTCTCCTGTAGACCAGCCTGCCAGATATCCCAAGTGCTGCGCTTGTCGTCCGCGATAGCAAGTTCCAGCGGTTGATTGCGGAGCACCTGCTCGCGCTCCGCAACTTGCCCGGCCAGGCCCTGGCCCACTGGGGACCAGTCCTGGGTGATGGAGGTGGCCTCGCCCACGCTCACTTGTGCGAATTCCTCCGGGGAGAGCTTGATCTTCGGCGGTGTGGGGTTGGCCATGTAACCTCCGTTAGTTTCCGTAGAAGTGCCCCTTCATCTTCGTGATGAAGTACTCGGCACGATCAGGGGTTTGCTTGTACCACTTCGACTTCCGCACCTGCGTCTCGAAGGTGTTGAAGTCCTTACTGCGGATCGCCTCAAGGGCCTTCTTGAACCCGCGAACGCCTTGCGGGCCGAGCTGGTACACGGCGCTACCGAGGGCGAGCTTAGCCCACACGGCAGTCACGCCCAGCTCCTGAGCAATGCGCTCACCCTCCAGCAGTGCCTTGTCGGAACTGTCGAGGAAGGTCAACTCCGCTTCCTCACGGGTGATCGTGTCGCCCACCTTCATGCGCCCGGTGACGTTCTCGCCGACACCTACAGCTACTCCGTTACGATCCTTGTACGCGGTGAGGCTGATGCCCTCCTGCTGCACGAGGTCACGGCGCCACTGCAACACGGCGTCCGGTCTGATGCTGGAGCTGGTGCGGCCCGATATGCTCAGCTCGACATCGCCGTGCTTAACCACCTCGCCCGCGTAGGCGCGGTTGGCATTGCTAACGATCTCGTCGATCTGCTTGTCAATCTGCTGACTGACGCGCCGCCAATCCACCAACTCGGGCGTAGTGGGGACGCCATCGGAATCCACCTCCGTCGTCCACACGCCTACACCATCCGTGTAGAATTCTCGTTGGAATCCTTTCGCGGACGGAGGATACAGCTCCACTAGAGCAGCTGCCACCCGATCTTTCGTGGCGCGGGGATTATCTACTAGTCGTTCTAGTGCGACATTTCTTGGGAGCACGATCCGCGTGGTCTTGCTGCCCTTCGGGCTGACCTCGATAGTGCGCTCCTGCACCCTGGCCACGGCCAGCTTGGCAATCGCCTCGGGTGCCAGCCCCGCGTACTGCGGCTGCCGAGCTAGGGCCGCCGCCTCCATAGTGGTCTGCGCCCGAAGCGTCTCGAACGCCTGCCCCTCGTTCCGGGTCCTACTACCCTCGGTGATAAGCCCCCATAGCTGGGCGAACTTGCCGGTCTTAATCTCGGCCTGCACCGCCTCCTCAAGCTTGCGGGTCTGCGCCTGCCGCGCAGGCTGGTCGAGCTTCTCGTAGGCCGCCTGGGCAATGGCTGCACTGCGCAGGCTCTGTACTGGGTCGGTGCCGTTCGGCACGTCCACCAGCATCTGGCTGAACAGCGGCTGAATCTCCCGGTCCAGGGCGCTGAGGAGGGTTGCCTCGCCAGCCGGGTTTGTGGTGGATACCCGGATGGACTCGTCCACGAAGGCCCGCAGAAGCTCTACCTGCGCCGGGTTTGCGGCATCCGGGTTCAGGGTCAAACTGCGCACGGCGGCGCTCACCTCGGACGCTGCGCGTTTCGGGATGGTGCCGAGTCGGGCGCCCATGCGCAGAGCCGCT